CTAAGCGCACCAAGGAAATTTTCGACCTTATCGTTGAAGTGACGTCGAATTTTAGGGTCCAGGGACATCCAGGATTCGTTTGCACGGATGATGGCATCCTGGGAAGCCTGAAATGTGCCGAGGTCTGAGACGTCGGCAAATTGATCCATATCCTGTTGTGGGAATGGAGTGTTTGTTTTGATGTGTCTTTCGACAAGTTGATTGATGTCAAGTTCTTTGGCGAACTCTGATTGAGTAACGGTTTCTGTCGAAAGTTCTGTTTGAACGCGGCGAGCGTTCGGATGTAGAAAGCCGTAAAGCTTTGTACGGATGATTTCTTGTTCTTTAACTTGGTGTGTTTCTTTTTTCATAAAAAAGCCTTTTTTTGTAAAGTTTAGAAGTGATCCATCATTCCGGGGACGGAAATGACTGGCATTGGTCGCGCGCATTTAAGGTTAACGACAGAATCCATGATGAAGTTTGGTTCGGCCGGTACGGCAACGATACGTGCAATCGGTGGATTGCTTTGGATGAAAGATGGATTGAGCGAAGGACGAACGGTGAAGTCCTGGGCGAGATGCCAAGAGTCGAGTGAGCCAGCAGCTGCTGAGCGGAATAATCCGGTGATGAGCGAAGGTTTGTAACGATATTCAGCATATCTCTCCTGATATCCGAAGACGTTGTCGTCTCCGATTGTGAATGATGTTCCGATTTCTCGGCACATGACAGGTTGTTCGCCAAGGTGGGCGAATGTTGGCCAGAAGAAATCGAATTTTGTGGACCTAGTCCACATTTTGTCGATGTTTTGTTGGTAATTGAGGTCAGCTCTTACTGACACGAGACCAATTACATATCCATGTTCGTTGAATGATTTTGTGAAGCGAGGACGGGTGAAGCCGGTTCCGTAACCGGCAAGGTTACCTTGAGGTGATGTATCAGTTTTTGATGTTTGAGCCACGGGCGTGATGTTGATCATATCTGATGAGCCACCGAGGTACTCGGGGCGATCGATTGGAGCGGGGAATGTAACCCCGAAATGTGAGTATACGAGTTCGCTGTAGCGGTTTCCACCGCGTGCGTCTCTCTCGTAGAAGCGTTGTATTTGAACTGCAGTACGCAGTTCGTTTACGATGCCGTACATGCTTGCATTGTTTAATTGGGCGTAGATTGCTGGATAGTTTGCACCGCCAGCGTCTTGCCTTATAGCGAGTTGATCATTGGCGGCGGCGGGATCAACGATAAAGTTATCGTTGATAGGATAATTAACAGGAGTGGCATTACCAGTTTCGTAAACGTTAACAGAAGCGCCGGTCCAGGTTGCGTTGTTTGCTTTTCCGATACCGGTAACGGGTGCAGGTGCACCGTATATAGGAAATTGAGATGCGACGTTAGGAAGCGTCGATGATTTTTGGGGCCATGGTAAGGCACCCGTAAAGTAATCTTTTTGTTTGCCGCGGCGGAAGAGAGCGTAATCCGCCATATCGTCTGGACCGTCGCCAGTATTTGTTGGGAGTTCTACCTGAATGTTCTGGTCGCGGTACCAGAAATTGTAGATTGAGTTGAGTGCGCGGAGCGGCAAAGCGTTGATGTATGTAGGAGCGATAAAGCCAGGAGCTGTATTAGGAATAAGAACAGGAAGACCGAGGTAATCGTATATAGTACCGGATGCAAATCCAGCAGCCGGGTAGGTCGTAGAATCCAGTACAGGTATGAGGTAAGACGTGGCATATGCATCTCTTGTTTCTCCCATGAAAGCTTTGAAGTTGTCCCAAATGATTCTATTTGGAACGAAGAAGAATTGAGTATCCATGTACATATTGTCCATCGTGGGATGGAGCGGTGTTGATAAGCGCGCGAAGAGAGTTGCGTTGAGGTTGAATGTGTCTCCGGGAAGTACTTCGTCGCAGTAGAACGGGACGAGGTATCCAGCGTCGAATGTTGTTTTATAACCGTGAGTACGGTTGAACGTTGAACGAGGAATTTTGACGGACGGAATGGAGGTGAGGCCCCGGGGCATGGCAGATTGCATAATATTCCTTTATTACCAGCCTGCGGAGTGCGGACTGTATTGTTTGCGCATTTTTTCTTTAAGGATCGCACGAGAGCGATCGGAAGGTACGTGGAGATCTAAATCTTTCGCAGATGAAGCTCCACGACCGAAGAGGTTTTTGAGAAATTTTCCACCAGGAAGAAGTGAGTAAGCGGCGTCACCAACGCCTTCTACGGTTTGAGCACCAGTTTGAATATTTTCATTAATTTTGTTGTACTCGAGCATTTTTTGATCCCAGGCAGCTTGTTGTTTGCCGAGAGCGCGAGCCGTTGCAGTGTCATGGTGAATTTCAGCTTGTCGCTTTGCTTGAGCGATATCATTTGTTGTTTGAACGTGAGTACGTTCAGTATCTGCAAGTTGTTTTTGAGTAGCTGCATCTGTTGATAACTTTTGTGATTTTTGAAGATCGATTTGTGAATTGTCTCGACGAGCTTGCATTTGATTTTGAGCTATTTGGAATGCAGTTGCAGCAATGTTTCCAATTTTAGGGGCTTCCATACGAGCCGTTTGGACCGTGCCTTGCGCTCCCGAAGGAGTTGACGCGCCTCCTTGGGAGTAAGCAAGGATTGGGTTAAGACCTGCTTTGCGCATGTCATCCATTGCTCGTTGGTAAGCCGTGTTGGACATGGATTCTTGGAAGTCCATTTGTTGTTTGGCTTGGGCAGCAGAAGCGGCATTGGCGGCATCAGCGATTTCCTTGTTGGTTTTGTTTGTCTGTTTGGTGTTGTAATAATCACCAACAGTTTGAATGACAGTTCCGATGCCGGCCGTTGCGTCTGAAGCGGTTGGATTGTATCCAGCAGCAGAGGATGACTCTGGAGCGGGTCCTGGGTCTGAATTTCCGCCGAAGAGTCCTCCGAAGTTCATTATTGGGCCTTTATGTATTCGGTTGCGACACCGAGTGAGGTTTTTGCTTCGTGCATGCTTAATACGCCTTGAAGTTCATTATACTCACCTATTTCGAATAATGTGTAATCGGCGGGATGTTTTGCCACGAAGGTTTCTGGGTTGTTTACGGCGTCAGCAAATTCTCGGAGAGCTTCGCCTGTTGATTTATAGACCATGGGTGGTCTGTAGAAACCAGCTTTTGAATCATAAATTACGAACGCTTTCATATATCTTCTCCTTTTTGTCGGGATTGTATTCTCCCGATAGTTCCATAATGGTGAGCTCTAGGGATTTTAGCTGCTTAAGAAAGCGGTTGTCTTCTGAAAGTGCAGCGTCTTGGTATAGATTTTTTTTGTACTTAAGCTGGTTAACAATTAAGAACTGATATTTGGCATGACGATCAAGAATTGAATCTTCTCTAGCGTTGAGCTGGCGTGTTTGTTTGAGATTCATAAGATCGTCGTAGCGTTCTTGAATATGCGGAAGTAATGAGAGTCTGTGATTGAGTATTAAGTCTCTTTCGAGTGGAGTTATCTCTAACTCCTTGAGGTATTTTCTGGGTATGCGGTGGCGTTTACCATTGAAGATGATATGACCGAGAGCGATGTATTCTTTGTAATGTTTTAAGAAGTGTTTTATGCCGAGCTTATGAGAACAAGTCATTTTTTCGGGGCTGATACCCTCGGGGTATTCTTTGCCCCGTTGTTTTTTGAATGTGTAGGACGCGGTGTATGCGGCTGATTTATACGTGAGTTCACCTACAATGATGAAGCCTTGGTTTAGCCAGCGTTTTGATAGGTACTCACTTGTGTAGTACTGATTGCCGTTTACAACTTTGTGGGGTTTTGCGTCCTCTGGGAAGTAATTGAAGAGAATTGCATGATGATGAGGTCGAGAACGTTTTTCTCCATACTCTGTTGAATGGAAGTATTCGACCTTATGTTTTTTTCTTAAGCGTTTGGCAAAGTCTTGCCAGTCCTTTGTGCGGACGGTTTTACGTCCTTGTAAGTTCTCTTCGTTGAATGTGAGGGTAATAAAGCAATTACGTTCGTATTGCTTTGAGTGTTGCATGCATACGAGAGCCCAGTCTCTTGCATGATCTATGCGGCAGCCGAGGCATTGACCGCATGGAGTATGGAACGGGTTATAACCCTGTTCCTTGTTGAAAGTGTACGTGCCGTCGTCACAGTGGTACTGTGTATTAGGAGTGAGACATGACATTGTTGGTCCCTTTTTGAAGCCGCCTTGCAGGGCGGCTTTTTTATTTTAGAGGCGTCTTCCGCCTCTTTGTGGGGGAGGTGCAACATTTCGTTTGTTCATACGTTGACCTTTTTTGAAGAGTTTCTTTGAGGAACGTTTTGAGAGTTTTTTTCTTTTGTACATGTTGTCCCCTTTAGTACGCAGATTGCTGCGTTTGTTGGTTTTTTGAGATGACACTCTGCGGGGGTGTCATCTGGCACAGTATTAATCAAGTGTGGGTGTGCCGGGCGCTTTCGCGCCCCCCTTTGCCTTCGGCAGGGAACCCCCCTCGCCTTGAGATGCAGGCATCTCCGCGGCTTTTTCTTGAGGTTTTTTGTATACATTGAGACGGATGAGTTCATCCTTTTGACTTGGGTCGCTAAGCGCACCAAGGAAGTTTTCGACCTTATCGTTGAA